TGAGTTATGGACTTGATGACGAAAAAGAATTAGAAGACTACAACAATTTTATAACTGCAAACTTTGCTGACAATCCGGGTATTAAATGGATAAGAGGACAAACAGCATCAGCTCCAAAAGAATTTATTAATGCAGTAATAGGAGAAAATTACATAGGAGAAACACATTGGATACAAGAAGAAGAATGGGGAGCGAAAGTAAGAGGGCTTAGTAGAGTAATAGGAGAAAACTTAGCACCTTTGTGGATTCAAAGTGGAATGGACGGTGGTGTAACAGGGGTAGATTGGGATACGACTGATGAGTTAACAGGAACAATAACAAGAATGACAGGTGATTTTTTTGGATTAAGAACATGGCCCCAAAGTGCAGGGAACTTGTTACAAAGACAATCTTTTGATGTTATAGGAAAGTCTTATTCTGACTTAGAACCTTTTGAAAAAAAACTACTATCTCATACTCTTTCAAAACAATTGTCAGATTATCAACAAAGACAATTAGAAAGAACAGACAACCCTATGACAGAGTATTTTGAACGAATAAAAACAATAGATGAAGAATTTGTTAGAGGAATAATAGCTTTAATGGAACGATTCCCAGACACTAAAGAAGGAAACAGAGATTTGTTTTTTACTTATAGAACTTTAAAAGGGCATAGGTATGGTAGGCGTTACGAAGCAGGAATAGATTTAGAAGACGAATGGGCTAACAGAGAAACAAACGATCCTATTCTGCAAGCAATAAATAAAGCAAATGAATTATACGAAATAGAAGGCGTACAAATAGAGCCCGGAGTAATAGATTGGGATCTGTTTGAAGAAGAACAAGCCAAGCTAATGAAAACACTAACGCCTGAGCAACAACTGGCAGTAAAAAGAAATCAATCAGACTTTCCTCTTCCTGCTGAGTTTTTAAGAAGGATGCAAACAGGAAGTAAAAAAGAGTATCAAAAAATACTAGAAAGCCAAACTTTAAGGCAACAGTATTTAAATAGTACAAACAGAACTGAATTAGCAGACTTGTCTAATAGAAGATTTATGATGTTAGATGAAGCAGGAAATCTTGACATTGAAGACAATTAATTATATTTTATATATATAAATACCAATTAGGAGGGCAATTTGGTAAACGAAAATAATGACACACAATTAAGTATGGATGTGGCTACAGAGCCTACAGCTCCGGCAGAAGCTCCTGTAGAAACTACAGCAGAGCCACAAGAAAGTTCGGTAGAAACGCCACAGGAAACTACGTCTAGTGCTTCTACTGAAACTACATCTACTGAAACTACCCCTGCAACAGACACTGTTACAGAAAACTATCCAGGACAAACAGAACCTACTGTAGATACTAGTTCTTTGCAAAAACAACTTGAAGATCAACAAAACAGAATGGCACAACTTGAACAGGAAAGAACTGTTAATCAAGTAAAAACACAGGCTGAACAGTACAGGGCTCAGTTAATTAATCAGGGATACACTCCAGAGCAAGCACAAGTAAGTGCCGAGGCACAATATAGGCAACAGTTGCAACAAGTGCAAACTACAGAACAATACAAACAAACTTTAGATTTTAAGGAAGGTCAATACAGAGCGTCTTTACATTACGGAAAACAATATAATATAGATCCTGAACAGTTGTTAAAGTACAACACTCCTCAGGAAATGGAACAAGCTGCAAGACATCAGTCAGAAGTTAGAGCACTCAAAGAGGAAAATGCTCGGCTTAAAAAACAGCAAGTGCCTGCACAGAGCTTTGACAATAACACAGCTCCGGCAGAAGCAAGTTCTAGCGAGGAAAGATTATTGGATCAATATAATTCAGGGGTTCGTAATCCGGAAACTGAGGCAGCAGCTCGTAGAGCAGCAGGTCTTGGGTAATTTTATTAACCTTAATAAATAAGGAGTAGTCGTAATGGCACAGACAGCGACAACAGGTAATTTAGAGAATGCGAGTAAGATAATTATCGCAGCAGCTAGATATACTGAAGAACACAATGCTCCTGCTATGGCTCTGATTGAAAGTTTTAGTTTACCTAACGGTGCTAAACAAGTAACAGTTCCTAAAGTAGGGCAAATGACAGTATCTGACTTAACAGATGGTGTTGACATTGTTGACGAAGAAGAAATCGGAATGACAACCGTTGATCTTACTGCAAGTGAAGTAGGAGCAAAGGTTATTTTAACCGACAAACTTGTTCGTGAACAGCAAAATAATGTATTCACTATAATTGGTAAACAATTAGGTGATGCAATGGCAAGAAAGAAAGATACAGATGTTCATTCATTGTATAGTTCTTTAAATGGTGGAACCACACTTGGAGGTACTTCAAGTAAAAATCTATCTCTTGCTAACTTACATGGGTGTATAGCATATGCAAAAGCTAAGAAATTTGGAAATCAAGTTTATGTTTTGCATCACCCTAATGCAATTGCTAATTTATCTAAAGAAGTAGCTACTCAGGCGTCTAACTCATCAGGAAGTGAAATTTCTAATGGTTGGTCTGCTGACTTGTTGAAAAACTTTTGGAGTGGACTACGACCTTTAAATAATGTAGCAATATTTGAAGATGGAAACTTAGATAACACACAAGGCTCAGGTGATGATGCTATAGGTGTTATCGCTGATAAAGGAGCTATGGCAGTTCTTAATTCAGTAGAAACTAGAACAGAGAGGCAGCGGGATATCAGTTTGAGGGCCACAGAACTTGTGATAACTTCAGACTACGGTGTTTTTGAGTTAGATGACAGCAAAGGAGCTGCGATGACTTATACTGCGTCCGATCTATCTACAGACAATTAATATAATTTGGAGGCAATATGGTTAGTCATTTTTATGGACATGATAGAAAAGCTAAGAAAAACGAAATTAACAAGTTAAGAAAGGAGTCAGGTATGAAAGGAGATTACGAATTAGGATTGTTAGATAACTGGCAACCTAAAACTAATTATTACAGACATACTCCCGGATTAAACACTAGTGGAGAATTAGCTTTTAAATGTGGAACTGCATTGCCTAATCAGCCTAACGATGCTGATACTCAAATTAAACGAGCTAGAATAGGAATTTTTCCTATAGCATGGGACGGCAGGTGCAGGCTTGAACTACAAGGAAAAGATTGTATATGCAATCCTAAACAAGAAAAAGTAGAGGAAGTTAAGAAGACGTCAAAATCTTCTTAACTCCTCCTTTTAGTATAAGTGTAACGATTGACCGAGCTTATACGACTTTTTAATAATCGGTTGGTCGTAGGGGCTTGTCCCCTACTTTATAAATAGGAGGGAATCATGGCATTTCCGGTTACAATACAAGGCTCTTTTGGTGACGAGAAAGTTACTTCTTCAACAAAGAAGAACAGAATCGGAGCTAGAATGGTACTTCCTGATGGTAGTGCTTTCGTTTATGCTTATGCAGGCGAAGCTATTACAGCAGGTAAAGTTACTATGCAAGCTCAAACAGCATCAGACCACATTAAAGACTTAGCAGTTGCATCAGCAGCATCTGCAGGAGCTACTCAAATAGTACTAACTAATGGTGGCTCAACAGCAGTTACTGCATCTAGTTCTTACACAGGACAAGGCACAACTGTTGGAGATTATGAAGATGGTTATGTTTTCATAAATGACGTTGATGGTGAAGGTCAAATGTGGAGTATTAAAAATCACTCTGCAGCAGCCACAGGAGCATCACTTACAATAAACCTACATGATACTGACAAGGTAGCAACAGCTCTTACAACTTCTTCACAGGCAGGTATTCTAAAGAATCCACATAATGGAGTAGAAGTATGGGATACTAATGACATTGATGGTATCGCAGCAGGTGTTCCAAGATGTGATGTTACATCTAACTATTACTTTTGGAATCAAGTGTACGGCCCAGCAGCAGTACTAACAAATGGTACAGTTGTATTAGGTAAAAATGTAATGACAGGATCTACTACTGATGGTTCCGTAGATGTTGTAGCAGACGACTCTAGTGCTGAGTTTATACTTGGTGGAGTTATGGCTGTTGGAGCAACTACTGAATATTCAGCAGTATTCTTAAACATTGGTGCTTAATAGTGCAGGTCGTAGGCTCAGAAACTTACGATAGAAGGTTAATACTACCTGTTGGTGTCACCCTTATAGGTGAATACGGGACAGGTAGTATTAAATCCTTGTCATTTAGTTTCTATGACACAGTAACACAAAGAAGATCAGTATTACACAATGTGCCTTATACTCCACATAGTCCCTATTCGCACAATGCTATTGAAACTATGATAGGCGAAGCACATGAAACATGGCTAACACAAGTAAGAGCACAAGGTAAGAAAAAACCTAAAATGACGGCAGAAGAAAGAAAAGAAGCAGGAAAAGTATTAAATGAAATAAGAACAAGTAAGCTAAAAAGAAAAGAAAGCACGACAGGTAAAATTTATTTTGAAGGAACAAAAATTGATAGAAGAAAACTTAACAGAAAATTTAAACGGAAAGCAAGAGCATCTCGCAGATAATGTAGTTGTACTACAAAGTGACATAGAAGAAACTATGAGAGAAGATGAGATGTTTAGACTTAAGGTTGTGAACAAAGCTCTCTCTAGAGAAAATAAACAATTGAAAGAACAAATTAAAATAATGGGCGAAGCTCAAGTTAATAAAGCAATTAAGGAGGAAAGCGATGCCACCAATGGGTAAAGGTACATACGGAAGTAAAAGAGGAAGACCACCTAAAAAGAAAAAAGCTATGAAAAGAAAGAAGAAATAATTATGGCTAGGGATTCAAGATTAAAAAGAGCAGGAGTATCTGGGTTTAATAAACCTAAGAGAACTCCTAGCCACCCTACTAAATCTCATGTTGTTGTAGCTAAGTCTGGAGATCAGATAAAGACTATCAGATTTGGA